ATGGAAGTGATGGAATGAGCCTTTACGGTTCGCCGGAATTTGTTCCCCCTCCAGAACCTCAGTACGAACAGCATTATTGTAAGCACTGCCAGTGTCAAGTCTACGGAAATTATTGTCCTATATGCGGTCGGGCTCTTTCAAAGAAAGCAAAATGGAAACTGTTTTGGGCTTTTCCTTTGGCTGCTATAGTAGGTGCGATTTTGTTTGTTTTGATTTTAGGTATTGGCTCTATTTTTATAAATAAGTGAAGCCCTCGGCGTATTGCCGGGGGCTTTTTCTTACTCTCAGGGGAACACCCTTCCTTTGTTTGCTAATACGGATAGGAAATGCACTGCAGTGCAGTGCATTTCGGTGCGCCCCTCTGCACGTGAGGGCGCTAAGCTGTGACCGCGCAGCGGCACTCAAATTTACTGTGGGCTGTATCTTCCTAATAAATAATCGGTGGAGCATTTGTATAGTTCCGCCAATTTTAGAATGTTTTCTGTTGGTGGAATGTTTTTTCCGATTTCGTACATGGTATATGTTTCTCTCTTAACATTCAGGTATTCTGCTACCTGCTGTTGGCTGAGATTGTGTTTTATTCTTTCTGCTCTTAGAATATCTTTTATTTCCATACTTATCACCTCAATGTAATTTATAATAACATAGCAATTTAGCGATTGAAAGAGTGTGGGGAAGTATTTTAAAGATAATGTAATTTTAAATTACAATAATGGTCGTTTTTAGGTGTTGTTTACTATGTAATTATAAATTACAATGTATTTATTCCAAAGTTTCCCATTAGAGGGCAAGTTTTATATGCAAATGAACTGTATATGAAAGGAGGTGGGCTGAAATGGCGGTAAAAGTAGTTGGTAAGCGGGTTGGAGCATTTACTGACAAGAAAACTGGAGAACTGGTGAAATTCGGAAAAGTGTTTGTAACGTATGCTGATGAAAAGATGGAAGGGCTTGAGGGCATTTGCGCCGAAGCAATAAGTATGCGCCCCGAACTCGTTGAAAATGTTCCGGTTGGGAAAGAGATCACGATCATTTACAATCGTTACGGCAAAGCGGATGATTTCACCGAAAAGACGGCGTAAGGGGTGTGAAGCATGACACCAGAGATTCTGGAGGGTTTCCAAAACGCTGTGTTCGCCTTGATCTTCTCGGTTGGTCTGCTGTGCGGTATCGAATTAGGCAAGGCTTTCAGCTTTTGGAAGTGGTGAGCTCATGGACACATTGTATATTTTGGCTATTGTTGGTTCAATTCTTTGTGTTTTACTTTTTTTTGTATTGACAAGGTGAGTTTATGGACTGGGAACTAAGTACATTCATTGAAGTTTTTATTCAAGGTATATCAGTCGGGTTTATCCTTTTTGTGGTGGTATCACTGCTCGGCTATGGTATATACAAGAGCATTAAAATGCTTGATCATTGAGGAAAGGGGGATGTTATTTATGGAACCGACTTCTCTGCAAACTGCGTTTACAACGGCACTCGGCAACATTCAGACTGATGTAATGGGTTACATTGCAATTGCTCTTCCTGTTTCTTTGGTCATTGTTGGTGCGTTTTTTGGCATCAAAAAGGCCATTGCGTTTTTCAAGTCCACTGCAAAATGATTTCGTTCCGGCATGGGGGCGGGTGTGATGCCCGCCCTCTATTTTTTTCGGGGGTGATTCTGTTGTCTGTGACGTTATATTCCGGGACTCCCGGAAGCGGCAAGAGTCTGAGGGCC